TTGTTGAAGAAATAACAGATGAAGAAACTAACGATAAGTTAGAAGAGGTTAAAGAAGAGATTGAAGAGGTTATAGCAGAAGCTGAAGCCACTGGCAAACCACTACCAGAAAGCATTGAAAAGTTAATGCAATTTATGGATGAAACTGGTGGTGATTTAAAAGACTATGTTAAGTTAAACCAAAACTACGATGAGATGGATAACTTAACAACTTTACAAGAGTACTACAAGATAACTAAACCACATCTTGATACTGAAGAAAGAAAATTTTTAATGGACGAAACCTTTAGTTTTGACGAAGAGGTAGATGATCCTAAAGATATTAGAAAAAAGAAAATCGCTTTAAAAGAGCAAGTTGCCGAAGCGAAAGCCTACTTAGACGGGCAAAAGTCTAAATATTACGAAGAAATTAAAGCTGGAAGTAAGCTCACTGGTGAGCAGCAGAAGGCAATTGATTTTTTCAATCGTTATAACAAAGAATCTGAGCAAAGCAAAAAGAGGTTTGATCAAGTTCAAAATATTTTTAACAAAAAAACAGATAATGTTTTTTCTGATAAATTCAAAGGTTTTGAATATAATATAGGAGAAAAAAGATTTAGGTTTAACGTTAAAGATACTAAAAGTGTAAAGCAAGCTCAAGGCGATCTTAACAATTTTGTTCAAAAGTTTTTGAATGAAAAAGGAGAGATGGATGATGCTGCGGGTTATCACAAATCACTTTACACTGCTATGAACTCTGACGCAATCGCTCAACATTTTTACGAGCAAGGTAAAGCAGATGCTTTAAAAGAATCTGTAGCAAAAGCCAAGAATTTAAGTATGGATCCAAGACAGACTCATAAAGAAGTTCAAGTTGGTGGAACTAAGTACCGTATTTTAGATGGAAGCTCTGCAAATGATTATAAAGTTAAAATGAAAAAGGGAAGAAAATAATAACAATTAAAACTATTTAAAAATGGCAATTTCAAATCCAGGTCCTGGGCATTCCGGGACCGCAGGTTCGTTGAATAGTGTACCAGCTTCGAAAAAAGCAACACTATCTTCAAACTATATTGACTTTACGTCCTCTGGCACAGCTGGTTGGGCGCAACAATACTTACCAGATCTTATGGAAGGTGAGGCTGAGG